AGTTGAAGATATAGATGCAAGCAGTGTTAAAAGCATAGGCGATACCCTAGCTACAGAAAACAAAGGTAGAGAAAGCACTCAATGCCTAGTGACTTGCAGGCTTAAAGATGGACGCGAGCGCTTTGGTTATTACCGTGAGATTAGATATGGTAAATCTAAGTTTTATTGCAGGATATATCTAGGCTGGAAGCTTATGGATATATGCGGGATGAATGAAGAGAATAAAAGCACATATCTTGAAGCAGATGATAAAAAGGTGCTTAAAAGTGTGTGGTGCGTAAATCCATTTAAGAGGGTGCGAAATGAGCGATAAATTCTATATAGGGGCTATTCTATTTTTGAGTTTTGTAGTTGGCGTGCTTTACTGGCTAAATAATAACGCAGCCGATAAGATAGATGAGCTAACTAAAAAGATAGCGTTAAAAGAGGCAAGCAATGCCGTAGTTGTTTCTAATTTGGAAACATGTAACGCCAAGATCGAGTTAGCAAACACAAGTCTAAAAGCGCTAAGCGTACCAAAACAAGACGAAGCTAAGATAAAAGAGCGTGTTGTAACTAGGGTTGTACGTGTAACAATGCCTATTAACCCTGCTGACTGCGAGGAAAAGCTAAATTTCTATGAAAGGCTATTAAATGAAGCTGGCAATAAGTAGTCTAATAGTGGCGTTTTTTATAGTCGGTTGTAGCTCAAAGCCTGAGGTGATAGTAAAAACACAGTATCAAGATGTGTTTATCCCAGTGGCGTGCATTGAAAAAATGCCAACAAAGCCAAAGTATAGCCCTAGTGATTTACAAAGCGCAAAGGAGCTAATGGGCTACTTTTTAACATGCGAAGAACTTTTAAAAGGGTGCGTAAATGGAAGCGATCATAAAAAAGACTAAGAAATTTTGGCTAAATAGAATGGTTGTTTTTGAGCTAATACTATCCGTTGTCATAATGTATATTTTCACATTTAAATACTAAGAGAGGCGGAGGTAATGGAGGACTTACTAAATAAGGCAGGTTTTTATTTTTGGGTTGCAGTCGTTGGCTTTGTCGGCGGAGTGCTAAGCCTTGAAAATGATAGACACAAGCCACTACACAGCGGCAAAGCGATAATAAATTCTATTATAAGCGCCATAAGCTCGATGTTTATATGCTGGATTTTTTACGAAGTCACATTTTATTTTACGAAAGAAAACCGCTTTAGCCTTGCGATAGGTGGCTTTTTTGCGTGGCGTGGCACGGCGTGGATAAGTACGATCGTTGATAAGGCAATCGATAAAAAAATAGAAAGCCTTGGGAGTGGTGGCTATGATGATTATTCGCCAAAGCCGCCAAAAGATTTAAATTTTTAAAAAGCCCTTGTAAATAAAAAGCACGCCAATAAAATAAAATCAAATTTAATAAAAAACGCATAAAAAGCAAAATTAAAAGGAGAGAAAATGGCAGCAAAATTTGGAGTAAATGTCGAGCTATATAACGCCTCGCTTGCACCATACAAGATAAACAATGAACGCCCTATCGCCATAATCGGCGACGATACAAAGCTAACCGCTGGATTATATCTATATAGCGATATATTAGAAGCACTTAAAGAGGTTGGTGAGGGGTCGATAAAAGACACGCTAACAGACCTAAAAGCTACTGGGCTACATAATCAAATCGTGCTTAGTGTTTTTGCTAAAACAAGTGATCAAAATGCCGATGAGGTAGCATGCCAAAACGCTATCGATGAGCTAAAAAAATGCGAAGCCACGATCGGAACAAAACCTAAATTCTTTTTGGCAGTTGGGTACAACGACAAAGGCACACACGAGAAACTTAAGCAGATAGCCGCTTATCTGCGTGGCGTTTATGCGATCGAGCTAAACAAAACAAAAGAGAGCGAGATAAATACCACACTGCAAGAATATAGCACCAAAACGGCAATCATCTCGTATCAAAAAGTGATAAGAGTTGATAAGGTTGTGCGCCCTGCTAGTGCGTTTCTAATAGCACTCTACGCGAAAATTATGGCAGAAACCGAGTACGGATTTTCACAAACGTATTCAAATAGAGTTATCGACGGAGTTATTGGAATTCAAGACAAAGTCGAGCTTATACAAGGCGAGGACTGCGAGGCAGACAGATTAAGAGGCAAAGGTGTAAGCCTTATAATTGCCGATGATGGCATAAGGGCATGGGGTGGAGAAACTTGCAATGATGACTTATTTAGCTCGATACATACTTATGTTATTTTTTATACCGCCATAGATACAATTTTCAAAGCGCAAAAAACAGCTATCGATAAACGCATGCGCGACGTACTCAAAAATGTAGTTGATAGCCTAGAAGCGTTTTATCTAAGACTAACCGCCAATAACGTGGTAGTAGGCTTCGAGATCACGGTGCCAAAGGATCTAAACTCAAACGAAACTATAAGCGAGGGCATAGTGTACATTAAACACAACGTCCAAGAAATGCCACTAATAAAACGCATAGTCAATAGAATTTATCGAGTAACCGACTACTCGCAAAAACTAATCGAAGAACTATAAAAAGGAGTAAAAATGTTAAAAGCGCAAGCATTTACAGGTGGAAATTTATTTATTGATGGCATCGGATTGATGGGTGAGGTAGTTGAGGTTGAACTGCCAAAGATCGAAAAAGAGACGATCGAAACAAGTAGCGGCATCGGCAAATTTGAAGCAGTTTTGCCAGTGGTAAAGCCACTAAATACCAAAATCACCGTGAATAACCTAAACGAGCTATATTTTAAGATGCTGGATAGTTCAAAGACACAAAAACTATACTTAAAAGCAAACGCTACAAATTCAAACGGCGACGATGAACAAGTTATCGCTACTTTTGAGGGCAAGATAAAAAGCCTCGATGGAGCTAAATTCGAATTTAACAAAGAGGCAAATTTAAGCTTTGAAGTAAGCCTAACATTTTATAAGCTTGAAGTTGCAGGGGTAAGAGTGATACTTTATGACGCGCTGAACCATATATTTGAAAATGATGGCGTCGATCTATTTGGCACTATACGCAAAAATATTTTATAAAAAGGGATAAAAAATGCCACTTCAAAAAATCGAACTACCAAAAGAAGAATTTACATTTTCGGATGGGCAAAAGGTCTATTTAAAAGCCCCTACTCTGCTACAAATCCAATCCGCCACAAAAAACGCAAAGGGTGACGAGATCGAGCAAGCTAAAAATTTACTCGTTGATATGAGTGACGGCGAGTTAAATAAGGAGTTTTTAAACTCATTGCCGATAAGCGAGTGGGTCGAGCTTAGCAAGACGATAAGCGGATTTATGGGCGTTGATGTAAAAAACTAATAGAGGGGATTGCGCTAATCACGCACTCCCTAAATTTTACACTATCCGACGTTATGGGATTAGAATTTAACGAATTTGTAGATTATTTTGAGATCGCAAAACGCTTACATCAAAACTAAAGAGCGGCGTTGCTGCTCTTGCTCTTATAAATTTTAGCAATGACAAAAAGCACAAGCAAGGGCACGCTTATATACCAAAACATGCAGGCGATTAAGCCACCGACCATGAGAATGATAGGGAGCATAAACCCAGCCAAAAGAGCGCCTAAATAATCCATTTTAACCACCTTGTATAAAAATCACTAATATTTTACTAATATCAAAATAAAAAGGCAATATATGGCACAAGAAGCAACATTAACCTTTAACATGGAGCTTAAGGGGCTAAATAATATCTTAAAAGCCGTTGATAGAAGCACTATAAGCCTAGGCGATAAGCTAAATGCAAACATAAAATCAGGCATAGAAAAGTATAACACAGCCTTGCAAAAGCTAAAAGTTGAGCCGTTTCAAAAAGCAGGCTTTCACACACAAATGGCGAAGCTAAAAGAAGACCTGCAAAGAGCCACAAAAGCCAAGATCCGCATCGATATGGACGAGGCAAAGCAAAAGCTAGCAAATTTAAAAACCGAGATCGTCGCAAGCGTGGCATCAGTAGCAGCGATCGCAGCACCGATCAAAAGTGCGATTGATTTTGAAAGCTCGATGGCAGATGTAAAAAAAGTAGTTGATTTTAAAACGCCAGATGAGTTAAAGGAATTTTCAAACCAAATTTTAAATATGAGCCGCGATATACCGCTAAGCGTAAATGAGATAGCATCAATAACAGCATCAGGCGGACAGCTTGGCATAGCAAAAGAAAATTTAATGGACTTTACACAAACGGCGGCAAAGATGGGAGTTGCTTTTGATATGAGCGCCAAAGAAGCAGGCGATAACATGGCAACACTTATGAATATTTTTAATATGAGTGTAGATGGCGTTAGAGGGCTTGGAGATACGATAAACCACCTATCTAACAACTCAGCATCAACGGCAAACAAGATAGTAAATGCAGTAGGTAGGATCGCAGGTAATGCAAAAGATATGGGGTTAAGTGCAGATGCGACAGCTGGACTTGCGAGTAGTTTTATCGCTCTTGGCAAGCAGCCAGAAGTAGCAGCAACGGCAATAAACTCAATGCTTACAGTATTGAATAACGCCGATAAAGCAGGTGGCGATCTCGAAAAAGCATTTAAAAGCATAGGGCTTAGCGGTAAAGAATTAAAAGCACAAATTTTAAAAAATCCACAAAAAGCGCTAACGGACTTCTTGCATACACTCTCAAAAGTCCCAAAAGAGAAAAAGACTGGCGTTTTAACTACTATCTTTGGCAAAAATTTTGGGGATGATATTTCTTTGCTAACTGGTGCGATAGAGAACTTTGATAAGGCTATGGCACTAAGTGGTGACAATAAACGCTTTGGGTCAATGGAAGCGGAATTTCAATCAAGAAGTGATACTACGGAAAATAAAATTCAACTAATGAAAAACGCGTTAAATGAGCTTAGTGTAAGTTTTGGTAGGGTTTTTTTACCATATATTAAAAGAGGAGTAGAAAAAATCACGGAATTTATACAAAAAATAACCGAATTTGTGCGAAGTAATGAAGACCTAGTTAAAAAAATAGGTTTTAGTGTAGCTGCTTTTTTCGGCTTCAACGTGGCAATGACAACACTAAAAGCATCATCGGCGATTTTGACGCTCTCACTTGGTGGATACCGCCAAATTTTAATGATGTTGCCTTTTGATTGTTTAAAGCTAAACGCATCTTTGTCGCAGTGCAATATCTTAATGAAGACAAAGGCGATGCTTTCAGGGCTTGTCAATAACAACTTAAAAAGCTTTAGATTGGCAAGCAGTGCAGCAAGTGGCGCATCTCTAGGATTTGTCGGAGGGCTTAAAAAGATAGTTTTAGGCTTTAGAGCGCTAAGCCTTGCATTTTTAAGTAATCCCATCGGTCTTGTTTTAGCAGCGATCGCAACGGCTGGAGCGCTAATCTATAAATATTGGGATCACGTAAAAGCTTTTTTGTTAGGCACATTTGAGGCACTTAGTCAAAATTGTGGGTGGCTCACAGATGCACTTAGTGGAGTTTGGAATAATGCCATAAAGCCTATTTTCTCAGGCATAGCCTCACTTTTTGAGCTACTTTTTAATCAAAGCAACGCCACATCCGAGGAGCTTGGCGCAGCAACAAACGCAGGGCGAGAGTTTGGGAAATGGATGAGCTATGCTTTAAATATTATTACATTCCCACTTCAAGCAGTATGTAACATTATAAACGCAATAGCGCTTATAATAGACATAGTGAGGCTTAAATTTAGCACATGGATCGAAGAAGCAAAAAGCCTATTAAATGACCTTTTGGCATTTTTTCAGCCAGTAGTTGATGCATTTAATAGTATTGTAGATGGCTTTAAAAATCTCGATATAAGTGGCGGTTTAAAAGATATGCTAGGGGCTAAGGATGGAGCGGATCGCAGTTGGTATAACCCTTTAAATTTATTTTACGATAGCAAGCCAAAAACGCAAAGCACAAGCGGAGCGATAAGCGAGAACGCGGAAGCTAAAAGACAAAACGCAGCGAACAATAAAAATCAGACTATCAACGACAACAAAGTAGTAAATATCACGATGAGCGGGTCAAACGCCACGCCGCAGGCGGTAGCCAAAGCGGTGCAAAACTCGAGCTATAGTTATGGCGATTAAGGGGTAGGCATGAGAATAATAACGATCGATAAATATGTTTTTAGTATAGATGACAACGTAGCAGGCATAGAGAAAAATTTAAGCGTGAATTATGACAAGAAAAACACAATCACAAGACCAGTATATACACATCTAGGCGGATATGATGAGGAATTTAGCTTTGAAGCTACTATATTGCTCGATGATGTGCTTAAATTTAGCGGATTTGAAGAGCTAGTAAAGCAAGCCATACCGCTTAAAATTTCAGCCTTTGACCTAGTACGAGGCAACTATATACTTATCTACTCGATGACGCAAAGCACCGATAACTTTGTCAAACTCTTTTTTAATGGCATTTGGTATTACACAAAAAAAATAAGAATTTCAGGCTATTTACTATGAGCGATTTTAATCAATTCAGTAAAGAGGTCACAAGAGTGTTAAGAAACGCGATGAATAGAACGCTTACGAAAGTATCAAAAGAACAAAGAGAGCTAATCGCAAAAAGAGTATCAATCAAAAAGAGATACCTTGACAAAAAGCGTCTTGTAAGACGCGGAGCGAGAGCGGACGATCTAAGTATTAAAATCTTTGCCATGCCAAAAGCGATAACGCCTTTCATGCTCGAAGCTCACGCAAGACCAAAAGGATATGACTACGGCATACCAAATGGGCGGCATTTCTATGTTAGAGGGCTTACCAAAACAAGGCAGAACAAAGGCAACACAAGCGGATTTTTGACAGGTCAAGCAGTCGCAAAAGATGGCAGGAGCTTTTTTTATTTACGAAAACTATCCGATCTTGACACAGAGGCGCTAAAGATAAGCGATGCAGTGTTAGCTAAGGCGGAGTATATATTTTCGCAGGAGTTGAAAAAATGAAAATTTATATAGCAAAAGATGATGAGAGTTTAGACATGATATGTTTTAAAATTTACGGATCTTTAGATCAAAACGTTTATAGTGAATTTCTAAGAGAGAACGAGCATCTTTTACACAAAACAAAGCTAAAAAGTGGTGATGAGGTAAATTTGCCAAATATCGAGCTACAAGAAGAAAAAAAGGCTAAATACTTATGGGAATAGCAGGATATAGAGCGCCACAAATCAAAATTTTATATAATGGCGTTGATAAAACGGATATGATACCTTGGATCGATATAAACATAGACGACTATGAAAGCGACGAAAGCGACGTTTTAAATGTGCTTATGCACTGGAGCGCACCACTACCACGAGAAGAGGACGAGATCAAAATTTACATAGATAGTGCTTTTTTGGGCGATTTTACGATAGCTACGATTAAATATAATTATAAACAAAGCTACGAGATCGAGGCAATATCGGCAAATTTCTTTAAATCTTTTCGCGAGAAAAAGAACCGAACATTTAAGGAGCAAAGCTACGAGCAAATTTTAAGATCGATTGCCAAAGAAAATGGCTATAACATCAAGATCGATTTTAATCGAATGGACGAGGTAGGCGACATCGAGCAATACGACTTAAGCGACTGCGCGTTTTGTAAAAAGATAGCTGACGATCTTGAAATAACCTTTTGCGTGAAAAATAAAACGCTCATTTTCATAGACAAAGACAAGGATCATGGCCGAGTAGAATACACCATAACCGAAGACGAGATCATTGATCTAAACTACCAAATCAATCACACAAAAAAATATAATGCTTGTGAGATAAAATGGTTTGATAGCGAAAAAAATAAATCAGTAGTCTCAAAGGTAGGAGTAGGAACGCCAGTGCTTAAATTTAGCGATTTTGCACGTGATGAGGCAGAGGCACTATCAAAAGCAGAAGCAAAACTAAAAAGGCAAAAAAATAGCGTATTAGCTGGCACCGTGTCGATACATGGTCGCCCATTTTTTGCAGGTGGGTATATTAATATCAAGCTCAAAGACGAGCCAAAAACGCTAAGAGCGATAATATCAAAGATCACGCATAGCATAAATAATAACTGGCTTAGCACTATTGAGTTTTTTTAACACAAAAATGTTACAAATGGAAACGAACCGAAAAAATAAAATATTTTTACGGAGTTAAAACGGAGTTAAGCAAAGCTTAAAGTGTTAAGTGCTAAATTTTCGGCGTTTTTATGCAGTTTTGCGGTCTCTACACGGGGCACCATCTTTGGCCCATTCGTCTAGCGGTTAGGACACCAGCCTCTCACGTTGGTAACACGAGTTCG